GGCGGAGGTTCAGACCGATATCTATCAGAAGATTATATGTTCTGCCAAATGTGGCGTAAGATAGGTGGTCAAATCTATATGTGTCCTTGGATGAAGAATCAACATATTGGAACTTATGCGTTTGCTGGTGATATGCCTGCTGTAGCAAAATATACAGGAAAATTATAATGTTAGTTGGTCTTGTTGGATTTATCGGATCTGGCAAAGGAACTGTTGGTGATATTCTTGTTGAAAAAGGTTATCAAAAAGATAGTTTCGCTAGACCATTAAAAGATGCCTGCTCGGTCATATTTGGCTGGGATAGAAAATTACTTGAAGGTGAAACAAAAGAATCCAGAGAATGGCGAGAACAACCTGATGAATTTTGGTCAGATGCTTTTGGTCATCCTTTTACTCCTAGAACCGCTTTACAAATATTAGGCACCGAAGGTTGCCGTAATAATATTCATAAAGATATATGGGTTCATTCATTATTGAAACGAGCATCAACCAAAAATACAGTCGTATCAGATGTTCGCTTTCGAAATGAAATTAAAATGATTCATGACCATGGTGGTAAAATTGTCCGAGTTAAACGAGGACCTGAACCAGAATGGTTTGATGATGCAATTAGATACAATCGAGGTCCTAGAAAAAACTTTGGTTGGGCTAATGCAAAATATAAATTGCAAGATTTAAATATTCATTCTTCTGAAATTGATTGGGTTGGATGTCCTATTGACTACACAATAGAAAATAATGGGACATTAGAAGACTTAGGCAATAAAGTAGATGACCTATTGCAATTTATTAAAAACAGTGTATAATTTATATTATTATTATAAAGGTGAAACTATATTATGAAACTCTCGAATGAAACTATTTCTATATTAAAAAACTTTGGTGCTATTAATCAAGGTATTTTTTTCAAAAAAGGAAAAACACTCAAAACAGTTTCTTCTCATAAAAATATTTTAGTGCAAGCTAATATTAATGAAGAAGTTCCTGCTGACTTTGGTGTTTATGACTTAAACAATTTCTTATCAGTTATCTCATTAAGTTCAGATCCAACTTTTGAGTTTGAAGATAAGAATGTGGTTATTGTTGGTAACAAAGGTCGTTCAAAAACAAAGTATCGTTTTTGTGAACCATCAATGATTGTAACACCTCCTGAAAAAGAATTATCTATGCCTGATCCTGAAATCACAATTGATTTTTCAACTGAAGACTTTGGTGATATCATGCGAACAGCTGCTGTTCTTTCTTCTCCACAAATCGCTGTTGAATCTAATGGTTCTAAAGTTAGTTTAATTACATTAGATACAGCAAATGATTCCGCTCACACAAACACACTTGAAATTGGTTCTGGTGATGGAAAAGTTTACAGAATGATTTTTAAAACAGAAAATCTATCTAAAATTTTACCAGGTTCATATACAGTGAACATTTCATCAAAAGGTATTGCTCACTTCAAAAACAAAGATGTTGATTTACAATATTGGATCACCACTGAACAAGGTTCTAAATTTGGAGATTAATATGTCTTTTCAAATTTTTACAAATGCTTATAAAGGCAATTCAAGTGATTCAATTATAATTAACACCGACCATGTATTATCAGTCTATGAAGCAACATATCCAAATTCTGAAACAGGTGAAGATGAAAATGTTGTTAATTTATATACAGTAAATGGTAATACATATCAAGTCACCGAATCATTTGGTGAAGTTTTGAATAAGTTAAATGCTTAAATTTTATTATATTATGAGGTGTGTGAATGGAACATTTATTATGGACGGAGAAGTATCGTCCTAAAAAGATTAGTGACTGTATATTACCTGAACGGTTAAAAAAACCATTTCAGGAATATGTCAATCAATCAAATATACCAAATCTTTTATTATCTGGTGGTGCAGGTGTTGGTAAAACAACGGTTGCAAAAGCCATGTGTGAAGAAATTGGTTGTGACTATCTAGTTATTAATGGTTCAGATGAAAGTGGTATTGATACCTTTCGAACCAAAATTAAAAATTATGCTTCATCAATGTCACTCGCTGGTGGCAGAAAAGTAATTATCATTGATGAGGCTGACTATCTAAATCCAAACTCAACTCAACCCGCTCTTCGTAATGCGATTGAAGAATTTGCTGGTAATTGTTCTTTTATTTTTACTTGTAATTATAAGAATCGTATTATTGAACCATTACACAGTCGTTGTGCCGTTGTAGAATTTTCATTGAAGTCAAATGAAAAGGCTGATATGGCAAAACAATTCATGCAAAGAATTGAATATGTTTTGAATACTGAAAAGGTTGAGTTTGAAAAACCTGTAATTGCTAATCTGATTACAAAACATTTTCCAGATTTCAGAAGAGTAATCAATGAACTACAAAGATACTCTCAATTTGGTAAAATTGATACTGGCATTCTTGCTCAGATTGGTGATGCTAAACTTGATGATATTATTAAACATATCAAAGCAAAAGACTTTGGTGCTATTCGTAAATGGGTTGGTGCTAATGACATTGATTCAAATACTTTCTTTAGGCAACTATATGATGCCTTGTATGAAACGATGAAACCAAAATCAATACCACAAGCTGTTTTAATTATTGCTGACTATCAATACAAAAATGCTTTTGTTGCTGATGGTGAAATTAATCTAGTGGCTTGTTTGATCGAACTCATGGCAAATTGTGAGTTCAAGTAATGAGTAGCCCCTTTGATTATGTAAAAGAGATTCTTTCAGGTAACAAACAACTTATTGTTGATGAACTAACTGAAAAAGAATACAAGCCGTTTCTTACAAACCGTTCGTTGTCTTATCACCGTGACTGTATCTTTTATGCTAATGAAATGAATCAACACCATCATTTGGATAACAAGTTACAAAATGATTTTTTACTAAATATAGTAAGAAAAAATAAAAGACCATTTACTAAGTGGGTTAAGACTGTAAAGAGTGACGATATAGAATGTATAAAGCAAGTGTATCATATCTCCGACCAAAAAGCCAAAGAAGTCCTGTTTATACTCACACAACAACAGATAGAAGAATTAAAACAAATGGCTAACACTGGCGGTTTAGGAAAGAAAAAATAAAATGGTAGATTTAAACAATTTTATAGAAGTCACACTCAAACATCAAGATGACTTTCTAAAAGTGAGAGAGACTTTAACCCGAATTGGAGTCTCTTCACGCAAAGAAAAAGTTCTTTATCAGTCTTGCCACATTTTACATAAGCAAGGCAAGTATTATATCGTTCATTTTAAAGAACTGTTTGCTCTTGACGGTAAACCATCAAATATATCCGAGAATGACATTCAAAGAAGAAACGCAATAGCTAAATTGTTAGAAGAATGGGGTCTGATTAAAATTATGAACCCAAAATTACTTGAGGACAATTTAGCGCCTTTACATCAAATTAAAATCATATCGTTCAAAGAAAAAGACGATTGGGATTTAATTGCAAAATATAATATTGGAAAAAAACCAGGCGAACAACATTAAATGCCTCATTTTTAGACCAAATATGTTATAAATATAATCGAGATGCCTAACTAGGGTCTCGCTTTTTTAATCTTGCTTAATAAGGAGAATACAACATGACATTAGCAAATCGCTTTTCATTTACACCTTTATATCACTCAACACTTGGGTTTGAAAATTTATTTAATGAAGTTGAGAGAATGTTAGAAGCTACAACAGAAAAAACAAATCACTCTTTTCCACCACACAATATCGTTAAAGTTGATGACTATCATTATGTCGTTGAGCTAGCGGTTGCTGGTTATTCAAAAGATGAAATTGACATTACTGTTGATGACGGACATTTAATTGTAAAGGGCAACAAAGATGAGAAAAATGCTGATTTGGCAGATATCACATATCTACACAAAGGCATTGGTCTCAGAGCTTTCACAAAGACATTGAAAATTGCTGACACCGTAGAAGTTCGTGGTGCCGAATATAAAGATGGTATCTTAAGAATTGGATTAGAAAATGTAATTCCAGAGAATAAGAAACCTCGTAAAATTGAAATCGGTAAAGAACTTAAACTACACAAGCAAGAGCTTTTGAAAGAAACTAAATGAAAGGTGGGGGTATAACTACTCCCATCTTTTTATAGGAAAAAGATTATGAACATATCAAAAAATTTTACAATGGCCGAATTTATTAAATCGGATACAGCTACAAAACTAGGAATAGACAACACTCCAGAAGGCGAACATTTAGAAAATGCTAAAGCATTATTTGAAAATGTTGTTCAAAAAGTTAGAGACCATTTTGGTCCAACAGTATTAAATTCAGGTTATCGCTCACCAAAATTAAATGAAGCCGTTCGTGGTGTCGCCACTAGCCAACATTGTTTAGGAGAAGCAGCTGACATTGAAGTACCTGGCGTGGCAAATGCTACTTTAGCAGAATGGATCCGAGACAATTTGGAATTTGACCAAGTAATATTAGAATTTTATGTACCTGGTGAACCAAGTTCTGGTTGGGTTCATGTAAGTTACAAAAAAGATGGCAGTAATCGTAAAAAATGTTTAACAGCTGCTCGTGTAAATGGTAAAACTGTTTACAGTGAAGGAATTAATGCTTAACTAGAGATAATTAATGATTTTCTCTATTGCTTTTAGCAGCGTTTTGGTATAATATAGCAGTGTCAAATAAATTATGTTATTTGATGAATCTCAAGGCAGACTTTGTAGAAATACTCTCTGCTGACCTGATTAGAAAAAATCTAATCTAAGGAGAAACACTATGTGGACTAAACCAGCTGCAACAGAAATGCGTTTTGGCTTTGAAGTTACTATGTACGTAATGAACAAGTAATCATTTTCTGTTTAGAAAAAAGTAATAGAGGGAACTTCGGTTCCCTTTATTTTTTGGAGTTTACTATATGATGACAAGACCAAAAAACGGAGTTGGATTTACCTGCTCTACATTTGACTTACTTCATGCAGGCCATATTTTGATGCTTGAAGAAGCAAGACAATATTGTGATTATCTGATATGTGGATTACAAACGAATCCAGCACTTGATAGACCCGAATCAAAAAACAAACCAGTCCAATCTGTTGTTGAACGCTATGTTCAATTATCTGCCGTTAAATATGTTGATGAGATTATTGTCTATGAAACGGAAAAAGATTTAGAAGATTTACTTATGTTCCTGCCTCTTAATGTTCGTATTATTGGTGAAGAATATAGAGACAAAGAATTTACAGGTAAAAATATTTGTGTAGAAAGAAACATTGATATAGTATTCAATGGTCGTTCTCACCGATTTAGTTCAACAGAATTAAGGCAAAGAACGGCACAATATGAAATAAACAAAAAATGATTCAAGACATTTTAGAAATACTTCAATAAACAAGAACTAAAAGAAAACCAATCTATTAAAATTGTTTTATCATCAAACATTACCTCAAATAAAGATTAATTATATTATAATGGACACATATGGATACTTTAATAATTACATTTAAAACAAATCAGTCAATCATTGGTCAAGTTGATTGCACAAAAGAAAACAAAGTTAAAATCAAAAAACCTGTTCAGATATATTCACAAATGGGCAAAGACGGTCAATCGATGATGGGTTTTGCACCGTTTTTAGAATTTAGTGAAGAGTTTAATACGGGTATTGAATTTGATATGGATAATGTTTTGTGTATCACCACACCAATTAAAGATGTTGTGAATCAATACAGTAAGATATTTGGTTCAGGCATTCAAATGGCTACACCAGAAGAACTACAAGCAATTAGAAAAGCGACTTAATGCGAAATTACTTTACTAATGTTCTTGTTTATGGAAACAACATATATTACCGAGGTGTTAAAAACGGAGTAAGACATAGAGAAAAAATAAATTACTCTCCAACACTGTTTGTTCCATCAAATAAGAAATCTGAATGGAAATCAATACATAACGAGCCAGTAGAACCTATGAAGTTTGGTTCTATTCGTGAAGCTCGTGACTTTATAAAAAAGTATAAAGATGTCAATAACTTCAAAATCTACGGCAACGATAGATTTGAATATCCTTTTATCTCACAAAACAATCCAGAAGAAATTATAGATTGGAATTATTCAGACCTTTGTATCGCTAATATTGATATTGAGGTTGGTTCTGAAAATGGTTTTCCTGAACCTAAAACAGCATCAGAACCCATCACAGCGATTACAATCAAATTTTCAAATCAACCAACATATTATGTTTTTGGCACAGGTGATTATCAAAAACACCGTGACGATGTAAGTTATACAAAATGTCCTGATGAATATAGTTTGATTAAGGCATTTATGTTTCTCTGGCAAAAAAACTATCCAGATGCAATCACTGGTTGGAATGTTTATGGTTTTGATATTCCTTATATCATCAATCGTTTTGAAAAAGTTGCTGGTCAAGATGTAATGA